GGAACAATTAAAGTTAAACCAGTCTCAGGCTGAACTGTTAGTTCAATGTTGCCATCAGGTGCAGTAGCCTCGCCCCACTCAATCGTCAATTTAACAGCAGAAGCAGAAGTATTTACCACATACAACCACACCTCATGGAAATGTGCTGTGTTCGTAGGACCAGTATGAATCGTTGTACCAGCCGTAGCAGTCTGAACAACCTTGATGCCTTTACCGTCAGTTGAACCGCTAAGGTGGTTTTTTGTAAATGTTGCCATGTGTTATCTCCTAATAAGTGGTTAAATCGTTCCCTAGTTAAATACTGCGTTACATAAAACATTATCGGCATCAGCAAAATCAACCGTTACCGACACCCCAGCAACCTGAGTATCAACATAAGCCTGAGTAGCAACAGTACCAGTCTCATTAGGGAAAGTAAGAGTACGGTCAGCAGTCGGGTCCACAACCGTCAAAAAGGTTTCAAAATCGTTATCGGTAGAACCCTCAAAACGAATCATATGTGTAGCAGGTAGTTCAATACCATGAATCTTTGTTGGAACACCACCACCAGCATCCAAACCAATAACAGCAATAGCGGCAGCCAACTCTGCTGCCGTAATCTTTTTAGTTTCCGTAGCCGACACATCCACAATAGGGAACACATCTGTGCTAGCCGTGTTAGCGCCAGTTAGCGCCGTTAAAGCAGTTATCTTCTTATCAGCCATTACCAGCCTCCATTAAAACGAATGAACCATCCTCTAGTAACAAATCTGTTCCATCTTCCTGTTCTAAGTTGGAAACCGCAAAATCTGGGTCATTCCAATACGAATTAGCCAAATCGCCACGAGTTGTCCCCGTAGCGCCAGTAGCAGCATAAAACTCGTAACCCAAAGTGTTACTAAAGTTGTAACCGTTATCTTGAGCAAAGGCATACATCATGTCACCCAAAGTGGACAAACTAGGATACTGTGCCTGCAAAGACACAAACATTGCATCGTTAGTTGTAGCCATACTTATAGTTCCTCTAGTTCCCTAGCAAAAGACTCTGTTTCCTGACGAATATGTTTCTCACCCAAAGCAGCCCTAGCAATCAACGCATCCAACTCTGCATCAGAAATGTCCTCCAACTTCTGCGAGTGCTCAACCTTAATTTGTGTAGGAGCCAACCTGTTAGTTGCCTGAAGATATAACTGTGCAGCCTTGTTATCGCCATCCAACGCTTTCGTATATAATGAATCCAACAACTTCTGTGACCGCTCAGGAGAACCCTGCAAGTCCTCAACCCGTTTAGCCCACTCCGCCTTGAAGGACGGTTTTTTTTGCCAGCGTCTAAGAGTTGTCGGGTCAATACTTTCCTGCTGAGCATACTTCTCTTGCGAACTAGGAATCCGACCAGACGCTGGCGTGCATAGCCAGTTCAAATATTTTTCTTGTCTCGGGTCTAGGATGTTTTCTTTGTCCATGCTATTAATGTTCTTTCTGTTCCGTAGGGAACAACGGGGGGGATTATAGGGGGGGTAAGGGATACTGGATAGTGTAGGTCGCTGAGTAACACGAAGCGACACAATAGAACAGTTTGTGCTGTTCACAATCACAATAGGCGTGGACAACAATGGCATACACTAAACCTGAATTACGACAGCGCATATTGTCTGCTGTTAAATCTGGTACCGATGGTGGCAAAGCAGGGCAATGGTCAGCACGCAAAGCACAAATAGTAGCGCAACGCTACAAGAAGGCTGGAGGCGGATACTCAGGACCTAAGACCTCTGCACAATCATCGCTCAGTAAATGGTCTGGAGAGAAGTGGCGTACTAAGTCAGGTAAACCATCTACAGTGGGACCTAAGGCTACTGGTGAACGGTACCTACCATCTAAAGCCATTAAAGCATTATCTGCCAAAGAGTACGCTAAGACTACTGCCGCAAAGCGTAAAGGCACCAAGGCTGGTAAACAGTTTGTTAAACAACCCAAGTCCATAGCAAAAAAAACAAGGAGTTACCAATAATGCCAAAAACTGCTGCATGGACAAGAAAAGAAGGCAAAAACCCTAAAGGTGGACTCAACGCCAAAGGACGAGCCTCATACAAAGCACAAACAGGAGGAACACTGAAACCACCTGTCTCAGCAAAACAAGCAGCCAAATCACCGAAAGCGGCTGCACGCCGCAAATCGTTCTGCGCACGAATGGGCGGCTCCAAAGGACCACTAAAAGACTCCAAAGGACGACCAACACGCAAAGCCCTAGCGCTGCGTAAATGGGATTGTTAAAAATTTTATATATTATATTTTTGTAGGGGGACCCACAAACATGGTGTGGGGGTATCCGAACCTAAAAAAAGTTTGCTCCAACCCTAGGCTATAAGAATCATACACAGAGTGCATGCCCGTACCCCCCCATGCCCCCATGCGTGGATGTGACAGTGTGGATAAGTTGATATTTCGGTGATATATCAGACCATAATGATTACAGGCAAATCAGAGGTCGCCTGATGTGGGCACATGTACCAGTCATGGGTACATAATGCACATCATTTAGGCGTCATTCGGGTGCGAAACGGACTGCTAAACGAACCTTTGATTTTTGGTGGGGGTATGGCGTTTTGGCAAACCGCCTGTTTAGTGTGTGATTTCGGTGCGCATTATGCGTAGGGAAACAGGCGTGTAAAAGGCGTGCGGTTTGATGTTTGCTTTTTGTTTTGGGATGTGTAATAGTGTTTGGCATCGGTTCTGAATTGTTGATGACTTATTGCGACCCAATGACGAGGCATATCAGACGATAGGCAACTCCATCGGGTAATCTGATGGCTCATAGGTTGTCGCTGTGTGGTTCTGTGGCTTGCCCTCAACTACAAGTGCCCTTTGTCTAGAGGTTGGGCAGTGAATACGGGATGCGGTAATTGTGCATCGGCATTATGGAATCGTGAGCGGTTCGGTATTCACAGACTGAGGCAAGTTCATTTGCGTAGTCATCGGCACACTTTGAGGGTGTTGCGGTTCGGGGACATGGCGAATGAATTTGCGGAGCGATTCATGGTGTGGCATCATTATGCCTTTACGAGTGAATCACGAATAGGTGGGGCTAGTGTCCTTGTAGCAGTGCGATTCTGTTACCATCTACGATGCAATTATGCAGATTAAGTAGCGATTACGAACATGGACTGGGGGGTTCATTTATGAAATTGGCACATATTAACCCGAACGAATCGGGTCAATGGTTCCGTGAGGGTTCTGAGCGTAAGTGTGGTCAGTGGTCTTATCAAGACATATTGGATAGCGCTGGTCGTAAACGCCGTTATGTTAAGCATCATGGTACGGTCATGGGTGCTTTTACGGATAGTGGTTATAAAAATGTTTGGCAATTTTTTCCGATTTCTACTGGTTGGGGCAGTGCTTCCGACCAGCAGGGCATGAACAAAATTATGCCTTCGGGATGGAAATTTCGCCGTAATGGTGGCAAGCCACGCTATGAATATAACGGAATTGAAATGTTATAGATAGTTTTGCTATACTTAATTGAATACGATGGTGGACGAGCATGGTGCTCGTCATTAGATGTCCGTGAACGGACAGCCATTACACAACTTGACTGGGAGGTCATTTCATGAGTGCAGTTAAATCGTTAAAAGTCATAGGATATGACTCAAGTAATTATGTTGTCACTTTTGAGGACAACAGCACTAAACACTTTAGTGATTGTGTGAAAAACGAGAAGATTGCTTTATGCAATTTTCTCGGTATCTATTTCAAGGGTAAACCTGCTCAGTATCATTCGCTGGTTGCGATTAATGATGCCATTGTGAATGGCAAGCCATTTATTGTTTATTCGCCTCCTGTACATTCAGTGCCTTATGAGCCCGTAGTGGTTCCTCAACCTACGGTTTCGGCTGGTTCGTTGGATGGTGCGATTCAACTTGTGGTGCATAATGCGGTGCAAGTTGCATTGGACAAGTTCAAGGCTGGGGTTGATGAAACACAAGTTCAGCAACTAGTTGCCGATGCGATTGACCCACTGTTTAATGGCTTCAAGCATGAGGTTACCAAGCAGATTGATTCGCTTCGTCCTCAGGTCATGAATATCACGGTTGCCAATAAACCTACGGTTCAGATTCAAGGTGTTTTGCATAATCGGTTTACCGATATTTTGCACACTGTTGGTGCTGGTGTCCATGCTTACCTTGTGGGTTCTGCTGGTACAGGTAAATCTACGATTGGTAAGCAGGTTGCTGATTCTTTGAATGTGCCGTTTGCATCCAAGTCGGTTTCGGGGCAGACTCCTGAATCGGCGTTGGTGGGCTATATGGCTGGCGGTGGCAACTATGTTGGTACCGAGTTTCGCCGTATCTTTGAGCATGGCGGTGTGTTCTTGCTGGACGAAGTGGACAACGGCAACCCGAATGTGCTCAATGTGTTAAACAGTGCCCTTGCGAACGATGCTATGGCGTTTGCCGATGGCATGGTTTCACGGCATCCGAATTTCGTTGCGATTGCCACAGCGAATACCTACGGTAACGGTGCTACTGCCGAGTATGTGGGGCGTAACCCGATTGACAAGGCGTTTCTGAATCGTTTTGCAACGATTGACATTGACATTGATGAGAATGTTGAAGATGCGATGCTTAATTCGGTTGGCTTGTCGTTGGATGTGTCCCGTCTGTGGATAACAGCGATTCGCAAAGCACGAGCCAATGTGTTCAGTGCTGGGTTGCGAGTGTTGGTTACCCCACGCAACACACTGAATGGTGCCAAACAGATTGGTGCTGGAATGGCTCCTGCGAAGGCGTTTGCGACACAGATAACCGCTGGACTCAAGCCTGAGCAGTTGGACAAGGTGATGGCTGGTGTCACTATCTAGTGGCATCGGTTATCATTCAATATCGTTTCTACGAAACTGGGAGGTTTCATTATGGGTACATTAACTTGGGTTAATGGTAAGAACATTCTGCTAGATAAGTTTGATTCGTTTGGTGACATGTTGGCTTATGCCAATGCGAACCCGAACAAACAGCAATCAGATAAAGGCGATACCACATTTTGTGAAACTGCGAACTATGCGGAGGCTCACAAGTTGGCTGTTGAGGGCTGGCATGCGGTTCGTCCCGAGGTTGAGCGAATCATGTCGCAATTGTCTGAGCAGATTGATAACCGTTTGGATATGGTTTCGGAGTTGGAATATGCGACCTCAGGTGGTGCTGTTGATGTGGGTCGTTGGCTAACTGGCGAACCTGAATGCATGTACAGTTTCGTTCCGATGCCGAATGAGCGTATGGGTCGTGTGGTCAAAATATTCATTGACTACGGTGCATCTGCATCATTCAGTGCCGAGTTCATTCGTCAGCGTGGCATTGTGCTGTGTGCTTTGGTGGACACTTTGCAGAAGATGCGTGTCGCTTGTGAAGTGTGGGGCGAGACTGCGGTTACCTTCGGTAATCGGGTTCACTCTACGGTTGTCAAGTTGCATGACGCTACGGCTCAGATGGACATTGATGAGTTGATGTTCGCTTTGGCGAACCCGTCAATGCTGAGGCGTATCACATTCTCGGTTCGTGAACTCGCTGGGTGCGGTTCTAGACATTCGTATGGTGCGACAACACATACAGAGTATGCGGCTGATTATGGTGCAGACATTCGCATTGAACGCCTCAAGGAGCGGTTCAGCACGATGATGGAGAACCCTGTGGAATGGGTTGTGTCCACAATCAAGGGAATGGAGTTGATATAACAAACCTTTAGGACGAAACGCCCACAGCGTGTTGTGTGTTGTGGGTGTCTAACCGTGTTGCGGTTGCTGATGAGTCCAGCATGACTTGATTATGGAGGTAATTATGGGTTACGAAGTAATAGTGAAATGGATACCCGAGGACATACAAGGGCATCAGCCCACTTGGCATGAGAACAAATGCGAGTTCGTGTTAGACGAAATTTCTAACGAATTGTCATGTCGTGTAGTTGAGTTCGGCAACGAAGTTCTTGAAGAATTGTTGTCCGAATGGATTGATGAGAGCGAAGAACATTATTGTGAGGAGGACTCAGAATGAGTATTTGGGAAGTTTTTATCGGATGTTGGGGCATCATTTGGTTGATGTTCATGATTGGTTTATATATCATCCCTCGGGAATCGGGTTCACAGCGCTATAAGCATGGGCGTGATTATCCGTATGACCAAGATTTAGATTGGGATGATTGACAACCGCACACTAGTGGTTGGATATAGTAATAGTAATCGTTTAATGATTTGCCATCTGACGATGGCATCTAGTATGGATGATTTGTCCATGCTAATAAGCAATATGCAACTTAGGAGGTTGTAATGTTAGGCATAACTATGGGTGCCGTGATTGGCACAGAAGTAGGGCACAAGCCCGAGCCAGTGGTTGTTGGCGATATCGCTGACATCCAAGAAAAAGTAGGTGGACACTTTGATTGTGTTCGCATTGAGTGTGGCAATTCCGAGGACGGAACCGTGTTCACACTGGTTGGTTATGTTCACGATGAGGGACGAATCATGGAACCGCCACTAGACATCAATCTTGTGGCATCAATGATTTTCAATCAAGAGTTGCGTGGCAACTGTGTCATCTTGAGCGGTACGAATCCTGCAACGAACGAGTATGACGGCGAGAATTATGATTTGCCTTCGGCATTTTATGATTATCTCTGTGAGTCGTTCACGAAAGAGGTTGAGAAGTCTGTTGCGTTTACTCAGATGCTCGCCACTGCTGTGGGGATGGCTCGTAGAGATGATGCCATCACCGAAGCCGAGTTTCAACTTACGATTGACACAGTTAATGGGTTGAGTGAGACTGCGGTGGGTGGCGCAATGGATGGGTTACCTGATGAGGTTAAAGCCATTATGGAAAAAGCCATGAAGTACATGGTCAATAAAGTATTTGAACAGGGGGAGTGATTTGGAAACTGACGCACCAGTTGTGTGTTCGGATGGTGGGGGGCGCAAGCCCTCTACGCCGAGCAAGCCAAGCAAGAAGCGAGTGTTGTCACCTGCTGGCACCTACAGGTGTCCGAAGTGTGATAACGAAATAATTGTGTTTGTTCGCATGTCGGCTTTGCCGTTGTGTATTAATCATTCAGTTGCCAGTGGTGGCGCTGTATCTATGGAGGAGGTTAAGTGATGGTGGATTACATTAAACATAAAAAATCAACAGTCCTGAAAGGGTTTTATGCGATGCAACAGTATGCACAGCAACAGGAACTGAAGTATCGTGATGATGCGATACTTGGGTCGTATTGGTCAGGTATCAGCGATGCGTTGGAAGCCGTTATTCAGGCTACGGAAAGGTCATAATGGAACATGATGATTTAGCGGATGTGAAACCGTTGGGTGTTCGCATAGAGATATCTGATGGTGTGCATGGTATGTGGATGGGCAAGGAACTTGCCGAGTTACGCAATTATGGTGTGCCTTGGACAAACGAAACCATCCTGAACTATTTTGAGGATTTGGTGAAGTTCCATGATGCGTGGTGCGAGTCCATCACTGCGGTTCTGTTGCCTGACATGGCATCCGAATTACAGGCGTTGAATTTAGATAACGAAACTTTTTCTAAATGGAAACTGATTCGCACCTATGTGGAAAGCGCATACACAAAGTACGGGGACAAATCTCTGTTGTCCATATTGGGCATACTTGGTGTGACTCCCACATTGTGGATACAGGCTTGCACCACAGGTGGCATCCCCAAATGTTTCAAGGCGTCAGATGATTTCATTGATGAACTGGAGCACTATTACATGTCTAGGGACAAGGTGGTGTGGGTTGAGATGGGTAAACATTTCGGTCTTAGCGCCCATATTGTCAGCAATCTATCTAGAGTGTTTTTCGCTAGACATAAAGCGAAGTACGGTGACTTAATGGGTCAGCGTAAATCTGCCCGAGAACTGTTAAACGATTTGGCGTTGTGTACGGATGAGACACCTACACATGTTGCCAAAGAGGTGTTTGACCGTACTGGTGTGGAGTTTCATATTTCTGCGGTTACGAAAATTCGTGCCCGTTCTAAACAAGGAGGTAAGTGATGACTGGTAAAACACAGATACATATTGACCCGAACACAACTGGGCGTTGCCCAAGTTGCAACGACAAGTTTTCTGCCACCGAGTTTCCGTGCAAACCTGTGTGGTCAGATGCGTTTGATGACATTGTTTGTTATTGGTGCGCTCGTTACGAAATCGTGTGATATGATGTTAATTCAAAATCCGATTATGGAGGTCTAATGAAAGTAGATACAACAGCGAAACGCATCTTTGTGCGTCAGTCATGGTTGAACGATGTGTTGATGTGCCCTGAGCGTGCTCGGTTGGCTATGAAAAATCCGCAGATGCGAATGAACAGCGATGCCACAATGATTGGTACCGCCGTCCATCATGGCATTGAAAACTTTATCAACACCTCCGAAGATGTGGCGTTTGCGGAAGCCGAGTTGGATGAGATGGTGAAAGTTTCTGTAGCCGAGTATCAGCGATTACTGACATTGCCTTACAAGCGAACAGGTGTTGATGAAACAAAAATATTGTCGTACATAGAGTCCATGTGCACCGCATGGTACACAAACATTATGCCATTCGTAGAGATGGGTGGGCGTACTGAGCACCGTTTCGTGTTACCTACGGGGACGAACATAAACGGTTACGACATCTATATTGAAGGCACTATGGATTATATTTCTCCATCTGGTGTTATCTGGGATTGGAAAACTGCGGGACGCTCATACTCGGGTGCCGAGAAACAAAAGAACGCTGTACAAGCATCCATGTATGCTTGGGCTGCATGTATTGAAGGCATGGTGCCTGACCCTGACAACATTGAGTTCAAATATGGTGTGATGATTCGTCAAGAAACCCCGAAAGCACAAGTTGTTTCAATACATCGCAATCAAGAACACATCCGTTGGATTGGTCACCAAATTGTTTCGGCATGCTCTATGGGTGTGTCAGTTGGTTTTGACCGAGAGTGGATGTTGAACGACCAAGGACATTTGTGTTCATCAAAGTGGTGCGATTTTTGGTCAATGTGCAAAGGCGCAACAGTGTCTGACGCATCACTGATTCTCAAATAGCCATGCGTGAACCGATAGAACTGGTGGTCGCTACCGCTGTCGCTACGCAACAACCGTTGTCCATGCCTATGGTTGAGGTGCAATGGATTGATGCGGTTGGTTCAGGCGACAGGTGGGACACACCTGAGAATGTTGATTCCATAATGCCATCCAAAAGTTTCGCTATCGGATACTTGTGGCAGGAATCCCGCACACATGTAACTTTGATTATGTTGCTGAACGATGTTGGCACAGTTGGACATTCGTTGGTGATACCTAAAGGTATGGTTGTGAACATTCGTTACTTGATTCGCAATGACAATCCAACACTATCAGAATGATACAATATTTTTTATTAAGGCTGGTGAAGTGCCACATGGCAAGTGTGACAACCTCCCCTTTGCCAGCCGACTTGTAAGTAATACGAATACAGCAATAACAACAAACAACACCTTGGAGGTGTAAACATGAATACCATCAGTAAAGACCAATCAATAATTACGCAAGTTGCGGCGAAAATTGCCGCTGACTTGACGCCGAAAACGGATGACCTACAAACAAATGTCGGAAATTGGGTAGTGGCATTTGATGTAACATTGGAAGCACTGCTTGAGAAGCACGGCATGACAGGACTCACGGACGAACAAGTTGTTGAGGTCGCTCAACAAGTGTTCCCGAACTCTGTTGTCGTAACACAAACACAATCAACACCACAACAAACCTCAGGGTTTCAAGTGCGTGTCAAAGGCAAACAACACGGAGATATCCCAGCATGGTTGTCTGCTGAATGTGCGAAAAAAGGTGTGACGGAAGTATGGGACAACCGTGATGGTTTGACCGTAAACCCGAAGCGTCCTTGGTTCAAATCAACCACCAGCAATGATGCGTTTTGGGCACCGAAGCCTAGGTCATAATGCAAGACCCCGATTTTAAGGGGCGATGGACTGCGTTAGGACGGGGAGAACAACTCCCCGTCTTTGACGCATCTAAGACACCTACACAGTTTTTTAAACCGCTGGCACTCGCCGCAGATGAATATGTGCATTGGGCACAAAACCCTGACGAACGAATCTACCTAGGGTTCCCCGACATAGATGGGCAAATGCGTGGCATCGCACCATCAGAGATGTGTTTAATAAACGGCTACAGCCACAGCGGAAAAACTTTGTTTCTGCTACAAATTTTGCTCGCAAACAAAGACAAACCAGTAATCTACTTTTGCCCTGACGAACCTCGCACACTAACTTTGATAAAGTTGGCGTGCCTGACACACGGGATTGATGCCAACATATTGGAACAAGACATCTCGCAAGGCAACCCCGAAGCGATTGAACTGTTACGCAAAACATCAACCGAGGAGTTCCCGAACCTAGCGGTCTTTGACCAAATGTTGTCCCTCGCAGACATGGAACGGGCTTTGAACGAAGTACGGGAGATGTGGGGACAGCCATCGCTAATCGTTTTTGACTACTTGGAACTGCTGACAGGCGGTGGTGAGGATGTTCCATCCAAAGCGAACACGCTCAAAGGTTTCGGCAAACGACATAATGTTCCATTATTGGTATTGCATCAATCGTCCCGTTCCGCAGGTGCGGATGGGCGAAAAATGACTATATCTTCAGGTGCATACGGTGGTGAGCAACAATCAGCGCATGTGATTGGTGTTCGCCGTAAACGATTTGAGATTGAAGCACAGATTCGTGAGATAGAAGAAAAGTTAGATAAATCTAATTCAACAGAACGGCTGTTGGAGCGGTTGGATTCGTTGCGATACGAACGCCGTATCCACATGAATACCGTGACCATCAACCTTGTGAAGTGTAAACGCCCAGCGTCATCGCTGTTGGATGACATGGATTACGAAATTGAACAAGGCACAGGCAGACTGACACGGCTAACGAACCACAATCTGCCATCAAACATGCTCCACAAACCCGATGATGTCCCCGTAGTTCAGCAACTAGAACTCGCAGACTTTGGTGATTGGTAATGATAAACATAGAACCACAAGTAACTGGACTGTTCGCAAACCTGTTTCGTGGTCGTGGCGATGTGTACGGACACGAAGAAGGTCGTTGCGTCAAAGAACCGCTAACACACGAGGTGTTCCAACGACACTTGGATGGTGTTGAAGCCATCGGTGTGTACCCGATGGTGCCCATAAACAACATCTATCATGTTGCGTGGGGCTGTTCAGACATTGACATTGAGGATTATGCTGGCGCCAAAAAGATTCAATCAGCGTTACAGGCAGTGAATGTGCCATCGTTTATAGAGCGGTCACGCTCCAAGGGCTACCATGTTTGGGTGTTCGCTGACCGACCAGTACCAGCGTCAGCGATGCGCAGAATGTTTCTGTGCGCTCATCAAGTCGCAGAGTACCCTGCACGAGAAGTGAACCCGAAGCAAGAAACATTAGCCAGTGGACAGTACGGCAACTATGTGCGTTTACCGTACTACAAAGCGTTAGACATGTCTGATTCGCATAGACGCATATTGGATGACACAGGCACCGCACTACCATTAGACGAATTCATTTCGCTTGCCATCAAAGGGCGAACCCCAATAGAAACCATAAATCATCTTGCATCATTATGGAAAGAACCAGTCGCATCACACACAGTCATCAACATGAACCAGTCAGTTGCGGTAGCGGATGCTTTGACACAACTCTCCCCTTTGGGGAAAGTTATATGGCGTGATGGTCCTCTGCCCAACAAAGACCGCTCAACAACACTCGCAAAACTTGGACACGAATGTGTCCGTTCATGTATGTCCCCAAGCGAAACAAAAGTTGTTTTACAAGACGCTGACCGCAGATGGGGCAAATACCATTTGCGCCCCAACGGAGAACTAGAAATAGACAAACTGGTAGTCCGAGTGTTCTCGTGAGAAAACCGTTTGACCAATCCATGTACGATTCGGATGACCCAGCAAAACATTTGGTGTTGGACTGGTTGATGTCGCAAGGCTTTTACGGGGACATAAACCCTGACCAATATGGCATAGATTTGGTTGGCGATTACGGCGGAGTCCCATACGGCATTGAAGTAGAAATCAAACACAACTGGAAAGGTGACCAGTTTCCGTTTAATACCGTACATTTCTCAGCCCGAAAACTGAAGTTTCTTAAAACCACAGCCGAAGTTGTGTTCGTAATGTTAAACCACGAAAGAACACATGCCCTAACAGTAGGGAAAAAGTCTTTGGAGTCGGCTATAATCGTAACCAAAGATACCATATACACAGATAATGAACAATTTATTGAAGTTCCGCTTGCCGAATGTACGATAAACATAATTCATATAAACAAAGGCGAGCAAGATGACAACCGAACGGAACTCTGAATCTTTCACTAACGAATCTATATCCGTTTTTGTCCCCGTAAAACCAGTCCCGAAGGGACGCCCTCGTATGACTAGGCGTGGGCGTGTATTCACGCCCCAACGCACCATAGATGCGGAGACATTGGTACGCACAGCGTGGGGAGACAGACCGAAGTTCACAGGTCCAGTGTCGCTGGTCATCAACTTTGCCCCCGATGGCACATTGATTGTGGTTTGCCCTTACTATGGCAGCGATTCTAAACTGCGTGGCGACATAGATAATTATATTAAAACCATAATGGATGGTCTTAATGGTGCTGCTTGGGATGACGACAAACAGGTTCATCATGTTGTGGCGGAGAAACAATGAAGCGTGTAATGATGTGGATGTGGGAATACAACATAGAATCCACCGACCCGAAAACTGGTAAAAAGATTATGGTGTCCGCCCTCAGTGAAACACCAGTTGAAGGCGGTAAGCGCAGGCGTGTAGCGAATTATCGTGAGAAAGAACATCGCCGTAATCTCAATGAAGTATGAACCAACAGCACGACAGGGAGCCTCGTTTTATGAAATACTTATGCAACCGTTCATGGATAATGACATGTCTGCGCCAACAGATTGGGAACTCATTGACCTCGTTCAAACAGTGTTTGATACACTTAGCAAAACAGATAAAGAGATTTTAAATGAAATATTTTTTCAGCAAAACACTTACGAAACAGCAAAAGACAACATTGGAATCAAAGCGAAATCTCACGCATGGCGGAAAACCCGCCGTGCGCTGGAAAATCTCAAAAAAGCCTTACTAGAAAACGAAACATTCAGGAGTAAATATGCCACAACCTACACCAAAAACTTGGGATGAAGCCTCGCTACAAGCGCTGGAATACATCACCGACATTGTTTCCACAGTCAGGTTTGAGGAACCGATTTGGAAAAAATATAACGCCATCTTAGATAGTCTTGCGTCTTTTGTTACTTGGCATGATGCCGCCAGTGACGCCACTGCGGTTTCTGTAATGGTGGATGCTGGGTGTATGGCTATGCACTCGTTGGTGCCTTTGACATTGGGCATGGACAAAACGGAGATGCACAAGTTGTTGTGCCGTAAACAGCACGATTACGGGCATGGGAACATCAGCAAGTTTGGTTTGGTTGGTGTTGCTGTTCGTATGTGCGACAAGATTGCCCGAGCAGAAAATCTGACGAAGCGTGGCGGTGTATCAGCACAGGTAACAGAACCGTTGAAAGACGCATACGAGGACATAATCGGCTACGCCGTTATCTCTGTCATGCTGTACCGAGACACCTTCATGTTGCCTTTAGATTCCGACAAGATTGCGCAAGACAAATATATGCCATTGAGACTGGAGTTAGATATATGAGCGAGGAACAAATCAGCCAATATGGTTCCAAAGGGAAACTGTTTGACATCGGTGGAACAACAATCAACATAGATGACGAGTTTATGATTGCGACACTGCTCGCAGTCATCTCTGTTCTTAACGCCATGTATCCCTCGTTGGATGAAAAAATCTCGGAAGTGGGTCAAAGAATTTATGACGAAATCACAAAAGCCAATTAACTTAGACATGTTTGAAGAAATGACACGCCAACTTATAGCGGAAGCAAAAAAGTTGGGGTTACCTCACGCCCGCATACGAGACTTACAAGAAACCAAAGTGGTTATCAAACAGATTAGAAAATCAAGAGAAAACCATTATGGACTTTAACCCTGACGACATGGATGAAATGTCAGAAAAGTTTGCCCGATTAATGTTTGACAGCGACAAAGGATACACCTTAGAGTTCTCTATCAGCCGACTACAAGCCAAAGACCTGATGCAGATGTGGACAAAAGCATGCCTTGGTAGCCACGAAGCGATAGCGGATTGTTTAATTGAATACGGAAAAATTATGTTAGAACTGCAATACGCTTTATCTAACGATGAACGAGCCTAATCTTCTTCGCTGTCATCAAGTTTGTCTCCGCACACAGGGTTCTGTGGTAACGGCTTTTGCCGTTCCGCACATGCACACACTTTTGCTTTAAACATTAATCCTCTGCTGGAATCAAATTACGGCTAATCATTTCTTTAGTAAAATCTTTCAAAGTAAACTGACGATTAATCAACTCACTACGAACATTATCGTCTTTAATAATTGTAATCGGAATACCCAACTCATTCAACCATGATTGACCAGTTCGGGTAGCATAATTTTCTTTACCACCCAAAGTACCGCCAGACAATCTTTGCAATCTGGAAATCAACGGAATAGCGTTACCCAAAGCATATTGAGTAAAACCCCTAATTGTTTTGTTGCCCTCTTTGTCATAAACAGGGTCAAACCCGATTGCTTCCAAAACATTAACAGCGGCTAACTCCAACCCACGAGCAGGTGTTTTTTCAGGGAACGGACCAACATTAAGCCCAAGTTGCCTACCAGCAACAAACTCAAAAGGCAGTTTATAAACTGGATACGCCTGACCAATTATTCTGCGTGGGTCTAAAATTGAGAGCAAACTTTCCTGCAATCTTTGTTGAGGCAAATCAGGTTGAATCGTATAATAGCCCTCACCCAGCAACGGCACATCACCACGACCAACACCCAACGGCTCACGGGATTCTTGCCATTCAGGGATAATTTCTCTGCTATCAACAGGCAACGACTGTTGCACCTTCTCGTAAATGTTGTATGCGTTTGGACGCATAAACTGGTTTGTTATTTGATTCGGAATGTTTCGTGTTGTCCAAATCCAAAACGGCACCAACTGCAACGCAGCCTCATCCAACTTGGACAAATCGGTATAATCAAAATGGTAGCGGGTTACTTTTGCAACCGCATCATCGTAACTACCACCCTTCAATATGGTGTCTAATGCCATCGGGAATCGTACCGCTGCTTCAACACGGGTGTTCGCACGGCGAACAGTCCTAGTGTACGAGTTGGTAGAGAATCCTTGTTTGCGAACAAACTCCGCTGCGTTCTCTGCAGCAGGCTGCATGCGTGTACCCAAACTAAAAGAATCCAAACCAGTTTTATTCAACAAATTGATTACACGCTCACCGAGCGTGCCAGCAATAACAGGTTCACGCAAATCTGTAAACGACCCCTGTAATCCTGTTGCAATCGCCGCCTTCAATGCCTGCTCATATTGCCCACGCACCACAGTGTCCGTAATGCCAAGTTCATCCAACCACTTTGCTGCACCATGCTTGTTGTATGCGTTCATAGCCTGAACACCCTTAACCGCAGTCATGCCATCAACACCAGCGACAGCGTTCATAAACATAGACGAATACGAGTTACGAACAACAAAACCAACACTGGTTACCGCATAAGTTTTAAACAAACTATTTGCAGCGGACAAAAACTGTCTAACCATACCAGCGTTCGCTGTGCTAAGAAGTTTCTGCAAATTAGGTTTCCACACAGATAACAACTGCTCAGGTGCTTGCACACCCAAACCTAGGATTGCTTCCCATCCTTCAAGCACCCTTTGTTCTACTGGTGCCATAACTTCACCAAACCTGCCAGCCTTAACAATGTCTAGTAGTTCACGGTTAGCGGTAACAGCGTCCTCTGCTTGAGCCATACCGACCTCACCGACATGCAACAACTGTGTTACACGCTCGTATGCCGTCTTAACTGTTTTGTCTTTAATGAACTTCGTGGATTCAACACTGCGTTGAACACTGCGTACCCACTCACGGGCAGCAACACCAGCCTCACCCCTTGCAGGCATATCTAGCATAGATTGCCCAACAGCAGCAAGTTCATTACGCAAAGCGTTACCTGTGCTGTCGCTCCACTGTTTTAATGTTTTGGCTTGTTCAAACAAAACCGTTAAACGGTCTTGATACTCTAATAATTTTCTTTCCGCACCTACGATTGTTTGCGTTGTTGCGCTAGAAGTTCCCACACCTGTTCCGAGAACGCCCTGATTTCCTGCTGGGACATTTCTGCTAACGGCTTGGGTGGCTGTATCAATTCCACGAACTCCTGTTGTTTCTTCTCTACCACCAGTTCCTCCTGTCGGTATTTCTGTTTGATTTTTTACATCCCAAATTGACTGCTGATTTCTTTCAACACCAGTTCTAATTGCTTCATCTTCTTTAAGTATATTGTCCACAACATCCAAAACAACTTCGTTGTTCTTTTTATCGTGCCAAACACCAAGATAGTTTTTGCCACCCAACTGTTCTTTCTTACTGTTGAAATATGATTCCAATATGTTTACACCAGTTGATTTCTCAAAGAAATCCGATGCAGGAACAATACTAGAAAATTCTTTTCTTGCAACCATATAACCAACATTTGGCTCTTTGCCTGTCAGCATACGCACAGACAAACCTTCGTTGGCTGCAACTTTTTCTATAATGGATTCAAGTTCTTTTGGTTTAGGAACAGCAATTTGTTTTGCTCGTCCACCAACACGAATGTTGCTAACAGACTGAGCAATAGAACGCTCTAAATTTCTGCGCAACTTTGCTTCTTCTTTTGTCGCTGCCTGTAATGCTTTTGTAATGCCAGCACGGTCCAACACAACTTTCTGCCCAGCAATATTGACCGTTTGCTTTGTGCCTGTAATCTGCGCAACTTGTGCTCGTGCACCAGCAACAACTTGCTGTCGTTGTATCTTTTGCTTAGCCAACATTTCTTTTTGAGCGGTCAATTCGTTAATACGACTAGCAATAGAACTACGAGCAACATCAACTTCTTGGCGTGCCCCAGCAGCCGCAGCCAAACGACCCGCAGCAGCCTCGCTAGCAGTCGTATAATCAGAACGCAATATAGAACCCAACACAGGGTTGTCGGCACCCTGAACAGGTGCCGTAGTTGAATTAGACGGTGTAACCATATAGTCCTGTGGTTTAACAACAACAATCGCAGTATCCTCGGCAGTGTCATCAAACAATTTCGCAGGCAACAACAACCCGTCCATCTGCCTTTCTAGGTCGGCAGCCAAAGCCACATCACCCAAAGCCGAATCTATAATCATTCTGCCAGTTTGTTCCGCAGCAGGGTCACCCGATATGTGCGCAATACCAACCATAGATGCAACAAAATCATCATAAATGTTTTTAACAACATCAGAGTCACCGCCCGCAGGCATCTCACGACCAGCATTATCCAATATGTCATCAATCAAATTAACTAAATCTGGATAGCCACGCTCAATTTCTGGGTCCAACGGCAAACCCTGTTTCAAGTCATAATAGGTTTTGATAAACACCCTGTCAGCATCCAACCCAGCATCTTGCAGTTGTGTATCAATGCTTTTAACAAAGTTGTCTGACCCAAATATTTCTTGAATACCATCCGATGTCCGTGAATCAACAACCTTGTTATCAGGAAAAGCATGGACACCAATCACATCAGAAGCACCTTGAAATATTGTTGGTTCGCTATGAAGCAACTGAAACGGTGCGTCAGGCGAACCTAAATCGGTTTGACTAGTGTATAGAAACCCGTTGTCAGGAGCATAAGTTTGTGCAGAACGCACCTCACCCATAATGCGATACCCGTTTTGCAAATCTTTATAATAGCCTTCTTGCTGCACCAATGCAGCATATTCAGGGCTGTTCGGGTCCACCAAATCTAGTTGTGCATTAATCTTGCGCAACTCGGCTGTAACGGCTCGTGCTTCACGAGAAACAGGAGCGCCACGAGCCGCCATAATGCGGTCAGCCAAAATGTTTATATCATCAGGAATCCGTTTGGAGTTTGGAAACATCGCCATATATGTTTGCTGCAAAGTTGTGCGCACCTCAGCCAAACCGCCATCACCAATCTCAACCGCTTGACGCAACTCTTTAACTTGTGCCAACAACACAGAATGTGTTGCATCAAAGTTTTCACGCATAGACACTTCAACGGTACTTGCCATAGTGCGGGCACGAGACAAGTCAAACTCTAACGCCCGCAGTTTTGTTACAGTTGTTTTAATCTCACGCTCAGTAAGTTTGCGTTGTTTCAAATTTTCTTTAACTAAATCGTCAGCATATTTCATGCCACGATTAACAATCTCGCCCAAGGTTTGTCGCTGGTTGGCAGCACCTTTACGCAACGAATTACGAACAGCCACCAAACCTTTGTGTGATTTAATTAGTTCAGAAGCAAGCGCTTTGTTTGGGATTTCAACATCTATCAATTTTTGCGCAGCGTCCTCACCATACGCCATCAACCGCCTAGTAAACACTTCACGGCTTTGCTGTTTAGCCAAAGAAAACGAATACGAATCAGCAACATTACCGATATCGGTATCAAAAAAGTTTATATCAGTGCCTGAAACTTCTTTAAAAATTTTGTTAATTTCATCAATGCCACCTTTTTCTAATATGCGACCCATAAATTCTTCGCCAGCCTTCAGGCTGCGAAACTTTAACGGTGCACCAACAGTAACAATTTCGTTATAACTAAGATTATTTGTATTAAAAACAACCTTTTTACCAGTCTTTTTATCTTTGAACGGAATCGGTTTAGCACCAAAAGCATCTATGGAACGCAAAAAACTTTTAGCATCTTTGGTAATTGTGTGATGAACATAGTTATCAATAAAACTAAAATCAGGGATGTCAGTATCAAAATCAAAACCAAACTGTTTATATTTTTGTTCAACAGACTTATAGGCACTATCTTGCCAAGCCTTATAGCGTTTAATTAATCCATCTTCAATAGCGGTTCTTGGTAACTCGGGGTCCTCAATAAGACTAATTAGTTTGCTGGCAACTCCAGCGTCACGGGCTTCATCAATAATTTCTTTAACGCCACTTGTAAACAATGCGTACGCATGACCTGTTTCACCCTTACCAGCGTTAGCAGCAGACCATCCAGCCAAGCCACGAATAACTGTTGTGTTGTTTAAAATATATTCGCCGCCTAAAGTTTTTCTTCCAGCACCAGCCAAACTTATTCTGCTAGCAGGTGTGAACACGGGGACAACCACATCACCTAAACCTTTTGCCCTAAGAGGCAAAGTGACGACTGAACGAGCAATATCACCAATCTGTGCACGGGTCAAAGCCCAACCTTGACCAATAACATCAGCAATGGGTTCAGTCCATTGCACAGGTTTACCAGCCAAACGCAAACCAGTATTAATACCTTCAGCCAAACGAATCTCTCTAGGGATAGCCCACATGCCGATGCGATTAATTTCATTAGCCTTACCAACCAGCGTAGGATACTTTTCCAACATTTCTGTTGTCATAAACTTTGCTGCCAAGGTCGCACGCCCAGCCTTGCCAACATATTGAACTTGACCAACACCAGTAACATAATTTAACGGTTTAGTAATTTCTTCAGAAATAAGGTTTTGAACAGTGCCAATATATTTGTTACGCTCAACATTGCGTTTAGCAATAACAGTTTTCTTTAAACCCCAATCAGGGTCCTTAGCCTGATTAATAAAATCTGTAAAACTAGGTGTAATTTTATCTTCACCGATATCTGGGCGTTTTAACAATTCTTCTTTTGTGTTGCCCATACTTATAATGTCAGCACCAATTTGAGCAAGAGGTGTTGCCAGTAAGGAACCAGCCGATTTAGCAACCCCTCTCAATATGGGGTTTTTTATACTAAGTTGCAAATCAGACAACTCTTTGCTAGCAGATTGACCAACACGATTAATTGGGTTAAGAACTTTCCCAAACAACCCAGCAACAGCCTCACCTTGAGACTGCAACGAAAAATCTCCACCAGCAGTAGTAACCGACTTGTAACTAGATTTAAACGGGGATAACACTTTAGAAACAGCAACATTTTGTAGTTTTTTGATAAACGATGGTGTTGGACCACCAGTAGAAACTTCTCGTTTTTGACCCGCTGCAATACGCTCGGCATCCGCAATAAGTTCCTGTTTCTGTTTAGCAGTTAAACTTTCTGAAAGACGGATTCTTTCTTGAACAGTTCGTGCACCAGTAAGTAACTTTTGCTGTTCTTCCGATGTGGTTGATTTTTCTTCTTTAAAAACAACAGGTTTTGTTGATTCTTGAACAACAGGAGATGGTGTTGTCGGCGCATTTTCCCCATACAGCGTTTTATAGTAATCTTCTAACTTTGGCGGTTTAGGCGGTGTTTTACCGCTCTTACGAAAAGCAGTTACTGGATTCGGTGTAATCGCCATCAATTATGCTCTAGTTGTTCCCATAATGGGATTATGGATTAAAACTGATTACGGCGTGCCGCATTAAGGGCGGCAATGGCGGCTTCTCGTTCACGGCGTTTACGCTCTGCCTCGGCGGCGGCGGCAGCGCCACCATCACCCGCAGGAGGTTCTGTTGGCGGTAACGGTGGTACCACAGGCATCACAGCAGGAGTTTCACCATATTGAGCCGCATTAGCCTGAGCCTCAGCAGTTCTAGCAGCAGCCTCTTGCTGCGCCTGCAAACGCTGCATAGCCAACTGGTTAGTCAAATCCGAATACTTAGTGTTAATTTGATTCTGATAAATGTTTTGACCCATACCTAATTGTTGGCGACCAGCCGCAGCAGCACCTGTCCCCGCATTACGCAACGCTGCCAAATAGTTTTGTGAACCAGTATTTAACTGTTGAGCAGAACTTTTAGCCAACTGTGCATATTGCGCAGCCAACTGCGCATCCATTGCAGACTGACCAGTAACTCCAGCAGTACCAGCACCTTCAGCACCTAACGCACCCATCAAAGGATTGACGGGTTGGGCTGTAGAAAAATCTACTAACGGAACATTAGAGTACGCTTGTGGCGCAACAAGCGAGGACAAGAACTGGTTTTCGGCACCAGTAATAGTTTCCTTACCAGCGCTAACAGCCTGAAGCAAAGCATCCAAATCTGCTTGTCTGCGTGATGGCAAATCTTCTAACTGTCCACCATACAACGCATCTGTTTCCGCACCTTGACGACCATAAATGTTTGCAACCTCAGACAACGCAGCAAATTTGCGTTGTCGTTCAGCAGTTGCATCTGCTTTCTCTTGTGCTGACGCCGCACGGTCATCCAACACTTCTTGTGCTTCACGGTCAGCCTTATCGTATTCCGCTTGAATTTTAAGACGAGCAAGTTCATTAGCCAAACGCTGAGCCTCAGTCAAAGCACTACTTCCACCACCAGTTCCACCAGTTTTAGGACCAAACTTTTCTTCAGATTTTTGTTGCTTTTTAATAAAATCTGCTTGAGCCTTAGCACGGTCAGATGCCGCATCTAAAGCACGCTGTCTGGCTTCAGAAGAAGAAATATATCCACCACCAGTTACATCACCACCAACATTGGTAATATTTTTACCCGAAGAACTCAGACCGTAAGCCCGAGCCCGAGCAGCAAGACGGTCAGCCTGAGACTGAGTACTTTTAGGTGCTTTACCTTTGTCTTTATCTTTAGCCACAATAATCTCCTACATGTTCCTAATAAGAGGCATACTGCTGCAAACTAGCAGCCGTAGCCATAATCTGTTGAGCCTTCTGCAAACGCAACTGAGCAATATAATCCTCAAGTTCCGCCTGCTCATCAGCCTCCTGCATCGCAACATTATTTAAATCATCCTGAATGTTCTGTGTCTCAGCACCCAAATCCCGTTGAAACTTCTCCGCATAACGACTAAGACTAGAACGGCGAATACCCGACTTAACATTTGCACCACCCAAACCACGCTGACCAAAACTAGACGCCAACGGCTGATAACCCTCAGTGTAAACACGGCTAACATCCTCAAGACGGCGCTTACCACGCTTCTGCCCCTGAAACGCTGCAGCCTGATTAGCCAACGAACCACGCTGACGGCGGCGCAAAGCAGACGCCTCAGCCAACCCATAATCACCATAATTTTCCATCATGCTCATAATGCTTTTAGCCCTGCTTCAATGTTTTTAACTCGTCATTCATTTCATTTACTTTCTTACTGATATCGGTAAAAATTTGGCGCAACACATCCGCATCAACACTAGTAAGAATGTTAATCAGAGGAAGATTCAAATTTTCTGCCATTATCCAAACACCTGCGAACCCAACACAACTTGGTCACTATCACCAGTAGCGCTGGTACCTGATGCCGCTGCTGTTAAACGACCTTGCGAATCAACCGTAATGTTCGCTGTCGTATATGCGCCAGCAACAACACCAGTCGCAGACAACGAACCGCTAGTGATAGCACCAGCATCAATATTTGTCCCCGCCGCAAGAGCCTCAACAAAAGTTTTGACAGCAGTAAAGTTTCCATTAACTTCTGCTGCGACAGCAGTAGTACCATTAACAAAACTATAAGGAATAGAAAGTGTAGCCATTAACCCTTAACCCTTCGTGATTGAAATTTGTAACCAATACTGTTAATACCCCATCTTTTACCCAGTTCGCCAGAAAACTCCAACTGAACACACCTAGCCAAACCAAGATTAGAACCAGTGACAACAACAGCGCTAGCAGCACCAGCACCCCACAACCCAGTACCCCACAAACCAGAACCCCAAGCCATCGCAGTTGTATCAGGAGTCAAAGTCAAATTAAAAGTCCTACGCTGATTACCTTCAGCCTCATCAAAATTGTGGTACACATCAACCGTAATAGTGGTACTTGCATTAGGTTCCTTCAAAACAAAATCAGGTCTGCGAAACATTTTCTTTTGAATATAAGAACCAGCATCAAACCATTTAGTGCGATAACGGGTAACAAAACTACTTGCAGTACCATCCAAGTTGTCTTGCTGCTCCTCATAATTATCTACAGAAACAACACGCCCAATATTTGCATGACACATCAAACCAAAAGACACACCACTAGAGTTTTCCCAGTTAATACCACCAACAAGCCCATACGAATCAGATGACTGAAACATTGTGTATGTCCCAGCAGCATTAATAGAAGGGTCATAAACAAAATTGACCGTCACCTTAGTGGCGGCAGAACCAGTTGTAGAATACGGCACACCAAACCACACACGGCTATTAACCCAAGAAACATCAACAGGTTTAGTCGTCACATCCAAATAGTTTAAATCTATAATCGGTTGCAACTGGTTAAAAATGTTTTTTACACTAGAACCATTATAGTAATGAAACCCCTCAGGATACGAAAAAAAATATACACCCACATCAGACTGCGCAAAACTACGAGGAGTGTTAATACCAAGATGGTTAGATAACTCAACAATAGTGAAACTTGCTGAATCGTAACCAAACAAAACAAAAATGGCTCTAGGTTTAAAAATTACCAACTGACCAGAAACCACAGCCAAACCAGTAACACCATTCCCGCCACCCTCCACATCAATATAGTCATCAGTCATCCAATCCTCAGGTAAAGAATCGTGCGACCAACGCACACGATTCGGAAACTCAACAGAGTTCTCAATAGTATTAGCAGCAAACATTTTATTAGCATGGACAGCAAGATGTTTGGCGCACGGCATAAAACCAGCAGTTGGGGTAACATACGGTTGAAAAGTAGGACCGCTCGCCGTCAAAGCAGTAGCATAAGTATTAGCAGTCTGCCACTTATAGCCACCGTTACCGCTAGTGCCAGTAGAAATATATAAAGTTTTACCCCACTGAGCAAACCCTGCACCAAAATTAGAACCAACAGCAATATCGTTACCAGACGAATACTGCAAAGTAGAAAAATTGCTTCCAGTAGAACGATAAACCTTAGTGCTGTTAGACAACATTATTTGTGGTGTATCACCATCAAACCGAAACAACCGATGAGGATTCCAACTAGCAATAACACTGCTATTAATCGCTGTATAGCCGCCACGAGTAAACACCCCACCTCTAGGGTCCACATCAACATTCAACATCTTAGGAGACTCATTCTCAGCCAACTGAAACTGGTCAGCACGAAGATTCAACCCACCAGTAAAGTCCTGTTGCTCAAAAATGCCGACAGTCATTAGTTACCTAAAGTTCTTCCAAGTTGTTGCATCCAACCCTTGAAGGTTGGTCTGCCACGAGTTTGTCCATGCGCCAATATCAAATGGGCGTGACTAACTGGTTTCATTTCGGCGTTTCGTGCTAACGCAACGCCCTCATCAAACGCACGCTTATATTCGGCAGACATACCAGTGTCCTCAAGACGCTGATAAATACGACTGCAAGCATAATACACCAAAGGCAAATGCAAATTCTTAGACGCATCAACATTACCTAATGTTGTAAACCAATCCGTAGGCTCACGATAACCACGACAAGTTAAAGTCCGAACACTGTTCGGCTTGGGATACAAATGTATTTGACTATCCCACACCGAATAAAACAACGGATTACCAGAAATGTCGTAAGTACCAACATAGGTTTCCTCAGCCATGTCATGACCAACCATGTCCAAACGGGTACCAATATCGGTGTTATCCACAATGGAAATAACCTCACGAATAGGGTCAGCAGTAAAATTGGCAACCGTATAAGCACGCTGGTTTACAACTGTGTTAAAAGTAAAAGTTTCCTCCAGAAACTTCCAACGCTTCTCTAAATCTAATATGCGATAATAGCCGTCACGAATATACATATTCAACAAACTGTCTGGCAAATCAGCCGTATCTAAATCCGTTATATCACGGACAAACCCACGAATCGTGGCAGCAGTCTGGGCTACATAACCCATTATGAAACCTTTTTAGTTTTAACAGCCTTACGGGTATGCCCAACACAAAACTCGGAACCCTTAATGGCAAACCCCTCACAACTGTCCTCGTTAGCGGAACACTTGCCCTCACGACCCAAATAAGGTCCACTAG